TTCTTTTGCCTTGGTCAAGTCCTCGCTAATCACGCTGCCGGTCAATGACCAAGCACCGCGAAAGTCACGGTTTGCTGGAACGGTAGCAGTTGAAGCGTCAATCTGATTACCGTCCTTATCCACGATGTATGTTGTTACAGCCATTATATTCTCCTATGCGGCTAAGTTTAGTTCATCAGATATGCGCCAAGCGTTGCGCCATTCTCTTGTCTGCGGTAACTGTTCCTTGCGGCATATTACCATCTTCGGCTTGTTGCCGGTATCCCAAGTCTCGACCACATTCTGTGGGCAGTCCTTGAGAATTAAATATTCGATTGCTTGCTCTTCGGTCATAGCCTCAACAGGCTCAGTCTGGTGCAGCAAGTAACCTCTGGTATGCTTCTTGAAGTCAGGCTGCGCCTCGTCCTTTGCCAGTTCGTGATACACCCATACCGGCGGCAGGATACCGCCCTGCAATGCACACGCCATCCAGTTAGGGTCAGGCACAAGTATCTTGGCGCACTCATCAACGCTGTCTTCATAAACTACACGATAGTCGGACTGCACACCGTCTAGGTTTTCTTTCGCCCAGCATAGTCTGTCAAATAGGTGTGTGCCTTGAAACTGTGGTGTTTGCATTATGCAAGGTCTCCTAACACTTGAATAGTAACTTGATTTGAATCAAATCTACCACCAGAGCCATTTTCGTAATTTGTATTATAAAGAGACGCAGAAGTTGTTGGTGCAGTTGTATCTATCGCACATGAAACAGTTACCATCGCATTACTATTCTGACCCGAAGCTCCTGCACTAGAATAGTCATCGTTTGCAAAACTGTTGCTCCAAGACAACGTGTAGATGCCCACATCAGAATCTGCGAGGGAACTTACATTGTACGAATCACGTATCGCGACAGTTCCACTACCATTAAAATTAACCCAAGACTTCGCACTACCATTCACCACATACTGCGTATCAACCGACCCAGCGGTGCTGTGTTCCAGAGTATCTGCTTTAATTTTTCCTAGTGCCATTATGCAAGGTCTCCGTTTATGTTTCCAGTAATCTCAGAGTAATCAAACAAACCTGTTTCTCCTCCGCTTGCATAATTAATCGTAAGTCTTATTGAACCTGTTGCAGACGTTCCCCGTCTCATCTGTGAGTTGGCAGTGTCAGCGTTGTTTCCATTACCTACTATACCCGCTGAAGAATAATCATCAGATGTCATTGATGATGTAAAATTAACAGAATGGTCTCCTGTAGCGTTGTCAGTCAAACTGGCGCAATTGAAGCTGTCTCTATATGCAATAGTTCCAGAACCATTGTAATTGAACCAAACTTTCACTAAACCCTGCTGCAAGTTAGTGGTCGTGCTATTACCTTCGCCTGTTACAAGGATAGACCCAGCAGTGCTTGTGCCAGTGAGTTTGTTTACAAGTATCTCACTCATGCTAGGTCTCCACAATTAATAAAAGTAACTGCATCGTCTACAGCACTACTTGAACTATCGTAAGTAACTGTTCTTATTTTAGATGTTAATTCATAATCAGTAAACACGCCTCGTCTAGCCGCACTATTAGCGTTACCATTACCAAATGCACCAAATATATTACTCATAGCATTTGTTAGATTGTAATCAGTATCTCCCACACCTTCATCAACCGCAGAACTCACATTAAAACTGCCTAAAATTGTTGCTGCTGTGCCAACGTCCCGATATGCCCAAACTTTTGCCGCACTTTGCTTTGTCAGCGTAACAGGCCCAGTGCCATTGCTTGCACTAATTGTGTCTGCTCTTAACTCGCTCATGCTATCACCAGATTGCCGCTTACAGTCACGGTAACTCCTGTTGCTACTGTTAAAGGGCCAGCACATAAGCCGTTAGTGTTAGCAGCCACAGTAATGTCTGTGTCTAGCTGCTCCTCGTGGACGCGGATAATATCAGCCGTTCCACCACCGCTATCGCCCAAGAATGAGCCACCACCGCCTGCACCCCAGCTTAACACACCAGAGCCGTCAGTGATGAGCGTCTGGCCAGTGGTTCCGTCGCCGTCCGGCAGCGTGAAAGTCACAGTCGTTGTGACAGACGCAGGGGCTTGAAACTTCAGCGCGTGACTTGCGTCATTATCTGCCAAAGACAAAACGTCAATGCCAACGGTGCCGCTGACAAAGTCAGCAGTGTCAGCCATAATTTCTCGTATCGCGTTATTTATTCCCGCCGGGCTACATCCTTCAGAGATGTCGATACTCTGGATGTCCGAATTTGAGGAATTTACATTACTGTAATCGCGGATAGAATTTTTGGCCATTATGTTCTCCTAAAGGCGTATGCCTATTTATAACATATAATCAGCGCACGCGCACCGCACGTCCGTCGGATGTCTTGGCAAACGTCACAGGGTTGCCCATACGATCCGTCACAGTCTCATAGCCGACGATGTTGCCGCCAACCGCCATATCTTCGAGGCTGGAGGCTTGGGCTTGCGGGATCATTGGGCCGACTTGTTGCGCCAAAAGCCCTGCCGTTGCTGGTGCGCGTAGGCCAGCCGCTGTAGCAGGGATAGCGCCTACTGTTGGTTTTTGCATTGCGGGCGGGACTTTTACACCTTTAATGCTTTCAGGTAAACGCATGCCCCTTAAAAACGCTTGACCGCCTCTTGTGGTTGCGCCTCTGCCGAGCATGCCGCCAGCTAGTCCTAACATTGCGCCCTCGGTTGACATTCCACCCGGTGCGCCAACAAGAGCGCCACCGCCGCCGTATAATGCGGCTCCAGTTAGCATACGCCCTGCCGTGCCACTATCTGGCAAAGATGGGCCTATAATCCTCTGCGCTAATTCAATTGGCTTTTGCATACGACCTTCGCCAGCAGCTAGGCGAGATAAGCCAGCCGCGCCAGCTTTGCGCTCCTCAGACCTAACAGCCGACATAGCCTGAGCTGGGGTAAACTGCCCCTCATAACCTTTTGCTGCGGCAGACCTTAGAGGCACAAACTGCGAATATGCTTTGTTTGTTTTTTGCAGCAGCTCTTTTTTGGCTGGTGAATATTTTGCAATTAAGTCCATCATGCCAATATCTAGGTCGCTATATGCCGTGGCTATCTTTCCATCTATGGGGTCTGTGCTTTTTCCAAACCTCATAGCCTCAGCGCCGATCTTTTTCTGGATGTCCTGAATCGCCTCTCCAGATAACTTTCCATCCTTTGCTCTGCCGAGAACTTGACGGATCACCATATTTTCAAAGTCAGCGCCCTTCTTTAATCCAGCGTCGCCAACCTCTTGCTTTGCCGTTGTCACTATTTTGGACAAATCATCAAGAAGATCGTCGGAAACATCTACCTCAACGCCGTCAAGGGCTTGCTTGTATTTTTGGTCGAATATGCTTTTGGCCTTGCTAAAAGCCACGCGCGGCTCAGTGTTTTTAGGCAACTCAATACCTAGCGGCTTTAGTGCGCGGTTATACATAAACACAGGAAACGCCTTCATACCGCGTTCTTGCTGGGCGCGAATACCGCCCCCAACAAACGGCATAGATGTAAGGGCTTCTTCTGCTCGTTTCATGCCGGGGAAATATTGCCCAACGGTTAGCGGTATCTTTTTGCCTAAAGCCTGAGCCTGACGTGAAACAACAGGCGCTAAAGCTTCGCCGCCCATACCCAAAGCGCCACCCAAGGCCGAGCTTACCGGCACATCTTCCATTTCCTCTGCCGCGCCAGCCCCATAAGCTGCGCCACCTATGCCCGCCTGCTTCATAGCGCCCTTGACGCCATACTTACCTAAGGTTCTTGCCAACCCAACGCCAGACGGAATACTAGCGGCTATCTCTGTGCCGTAAGCCTCAACAGGAAAGTCAGACCGAAACTTCTCTAAACCAGCGCGGATTTTGTCACGCTTCTGTTTATAAGTTTCTTCCCCAACTAAACTGCGGAAAAATGCCTCAAGTTCGTCAGCCGTACCAAATGAGATACCCTGAGCCGCAGACCGGCCAAGGCCAGCAAAGTATTCTGGCGTGAAGCGTTCAGCGGTTGATGCGGTCGGTGCTGGTGCAGAACTGCCGCTCTCATCAAGAAATTTAACTTTTCCCATTACTCAATCACCGCCAATCTATTGTTAACAATAACCATGCTTCCCACTGGAAGGTTCGCTTTCTCGGCGTCATCAACAGAACTAAATATAGTTGGCAAATAAGGCGTTATAACTCTTTCAGGGTTTAAGTTATAATCTTTAGCTCTTCTTGTGTATTTTTTATCCAAACTTATTTGACGCTTAACATATGAATCGACTTGCGAGGTAGCCGCTTTTATAAAATCTTCTCGCAACTTTGGGGTAAGCAGCACGCCGTCTTTAACGTTGTTATAGAGGTTTCTTATTGTTTCACTTACGCCTCCGGCATTTTTAGCTGTGGCGTATTCCGTTTCTCTCACAACAGAGCCGGGGTCTAGTGTTTTCATAAAACCAATAAGCAAAGCAATGTCTGACGCCCCGCTTGGCTTCTCCCCTCTGGCCTCAGCGGCCTTATATGATTCAGCCGCATTTCTAACTTTTTCATAACCGAAAAAGGCCTCTCTGGGTTCTGCACTAAGCATTTCGTATTTATTAAACAGTTTGTCTTCCATATCAAACTGTTCTTTTGTTATAGCTCTTTGTGTTTTGCTAGAGGTCGCGTCAATCTCACGATCTTTTTGTTCGTATTGAGCAATAGCCAAACGACGGGCAAAAGCAGCTTTTTCTGCGGCAGCTTTGCGGGCGGCTGCGTCTATAGCAGCTTTGTCTGCCTTATCCTTAGCGGCTGTAAACGCCTTCATGCCA